AGATAGCATAGTGAAGCGGTTTCATGCTACTATAAACCGTAGGACTGATGCTCTATCTGGGGTTGAGGAAGTGAAGCCACATCCGTTGGCCTCAAGGAAAGGGCCAAAACGAGGTGGCTTTGCTAATAACTGGCGTTGAGGGATAATGGCAAATCTTTTTGATGAAGACAATGCACCAGAAGGCGAACCTCTGAAGATTGTCGTTGGAGACTTTATTCAGTGGAAGAAAACTTCGCTTGCTGAGAATTATCCCCCTGCCACGCATTCGGCAGAGTATGTTGCGCGTGTTGCCGCTGGGGCAAGCGCCGAAATAAAGATTGCTGCCATTGAGCGCACAGGATATTATTTATTCCAAGCTGCCAGCGCAACCACATCTGCTTTTGAAGTAGGTGCATATCACTGGCAGTTAGAGATCACACAGACATCTAGCGGCAACCGGATTGTCATAGAGACAGGCGAGTTTGATGCAATTGCCGATCTCGACAATAACGGCGCTGACCCACGCACCCATGCTGAGATAATGCTAGATAAGATCGAAGGTCTGTTGATTGGCCGTGCTGACAAGGACGTTTCGTCCTACTCTATTCAAGGCCGCTCCATCTCCAAGATGACAATCTCGGACTTGTTGGTATGGCGTGATTACTACCGCAAAGAGGTTGTCAAAGAGCGCCGCGATAACGCGATTGCTTTAGGTCGCCCAACTAAAACCACGATGAAGGTTAGATTCTTATGAGTCTTTGGCGCGAAGCATTGGGTTTACCCCCGAAAGCAAAGAACACTGTAGCAAAGCGTTCGTATCACGCTGCGAACACTAGTCGGCTTTTTGCCGATTTCTTTGCGTCTAGCCGTAGCCCAGACAGCGAGTTAAAGCCTGACCTGGTGCTGATGCGTAACCGCGCCCGTGCGCTTGCGCGTGATGATGTCTATGTAAAGCGTTACCTGACACTGCTCAAGACCAACGTAGTTGGCGAGAAGGGCATGACGCTACAGGTCAAAGCCCGTAACACAGATAATTCACTGGATGTCATTGGCAACCAGATTATTGAAGACGCTTGGGTGCAATTCGCCTTGAAGGGCAACTGCACATCTGATGGTCGCCTTAGCTGGATCGATTTGCAGAAGTATGTAATGGAAGCCACTGCCCGTGATGGTGAGGCTTTTATACAGGTTGTGCGCAATCGCTCCTTTATCCACGGCATCGCTTTCCACCCCATCGAAGCCGACATGATCGACGAGATGAAGAATGAGCGGTCTAGGAACGGCAACGAGATTCGGATGGGGATCGAACTTGACGCCTATCAGCGTCCGGTTGCATACTGGGTAAAGAAGCGTCACCCTGGCGATCTGGACTTTGCGACTATTACCGTAAACCTATCTGAGCGCATTGACGCTAAAAACATTATCCATGTCTACGATCCGCTTCGCGCAGGGCAGACACGCGGTGAGCCTTGGATGGCCCCTGCGATTGCCCAGTTGAAGATGCTTAACGCGCACCGTGAGGCTGAACTGGTCGCTTCGCGCATGGCGGCGTCCAAGATGGGCTTCTTTACCTCTGACAATGGCGAGGACGCACCAGCCGACGATTACGACAACGGCGTACCGATCATTGACGCAGAACCTGGCACATTTCACCAATTGCCAAACGGCGTTGACTTTAAGCCATTTGACCCAACCCATCCGGCTACAGCGTTTGCTGATTTCCAGAAGGGTGTACTGCGCGGTATATCATCTGCGCTCAACGTGTCTTATGCCTCTCTGTCAAACGATCTTGAGGGAACGTCCTACAGTTCAATCCGACAAGGTGCGCTTGAAGAACGTGATGCTTACAAGATGATGCAGCAGTTCCTGTTGGAGCATTTCGTTGTGCCAGCTTACTCTGCGTGGCTAGTTCACGTTATGGAGTTCGGCTACATTCCGATCCCAGCCACACGCTTCCCCAAGTTCTTTACGGCATCGCACTTCCGCGCACGGGGCTGGCAGTGGGTCGATCCTCAGAAGGAAGTCAACGCTGCTGTCACGGCGATGCACAACGGCATTATGTCGATGCAGGATGTGTCAGGCCAATATGGTCGCGACATTGAAGAAACCTTCAGCCAGTGGCAGCGTGACAAAGAAATGGCTGACCAGTTCGGTCTTGAATTGGCGTTCTTCCCGTTTGGCGGCAATGATGCTATCAAGGGCGTTGAGGATCAGGACAGTAGCGATGACGCCCCAGCCGCACCTCGGCGCAGTGATCGGCAAGAGGTTATTGTTAAGGTTCAGCAAGAGCAGCCCCAGAAGAAACGCTCAGTAACACTGGTGCGTGATGCCAAGGGTGTTGTCGTAGGTGTTGAGGCGAATGACGAGCAATGAGTATAACCACAGCCCTTTGTGAGTCCTACAAGCGTGAACTGCTGATGGGTCTTCACGCTATCACTGATGACTATCGCATGGCGCTGTTTGTCGATGGGGCGCGTCTGTCGGCTGCAACCACAAGCTATAGCGATGCTGGCGAGGCTGTGGGCGAGGGTTACAATGCTGGTGGAACTGCAATTCCGAATATGCGGGTGGAAAGCAATGGGTCTGAGTTTTATATTGATTTTGACCCAGTTGTCTATGCTCGGTTGACAGTTGCGGCAGACGGATGTTTAATATATAACGCATCCAAAGAAAATCGAGCAGTTGCTGTATTCAATTTCGGTGAAACACTGATTTCGCGCAATGGCAAGATTGAGGTAGAGTCCCCACGCGGAATAGTCCGCTTAAAATGAGGCTGAAGAATGGCTAACGCAATCTATCCACTTTATAAGCAATCGCTTATTGATGGTGATACCAACATCGATCTTAATGACCTGACTGTAAAAGTCGCGTTGGTCGATACGGGAACCTACACCTATTCGGCTGCGCATCAGTTTCTTTCGTCCTTGACGGGCGTTGTTGGCACGGCTCAGACCATTGCCGCAACGACTGTGGCTGACGGTGTGTTTGATGGCGACAATGTGACCTACACCGCCGTTACTGGCAACTCTGTAGAAGCACTTGTGATCTACATTGATACTGGCGTTGCTGGTACATCGCGTTTGGTTGCTTACATTGATACCAGCGTAACGGGCCTTCCTGTAACGCCAAACGGCGGCAACATCACAATTACTTGGAACGCTTCCGGTATCTTTGCCCTCTAATCAACAGGTGGCCTAGATGGCTCTCGGCACACCAGTAGCAGGAACAGTAATATACTCGGCGCAGAATGGTACGTCGGTAGCCCCCACTTATCCAGCGAGTATCGTAGCGACTGACACGCTAGTGCTGGTCCTTGGCATGAAGCCAAGTACTGCAAACGGCGGTACAGTCACAACACCTACTGGGTGGACATTACGCGACAGTCTTACAGGCGCTGGCGGTTACGGTGCAACGCTAGGTGCAGATACTGGCAACACCAACCTATACATATACACCAAAGATGTAGTGACGGCAGGGCTGTCAGGCGCTGTAACTGTAACGGTGGCTACCAACAACGTCTCTTGGGCAGTTATTACCCGCGTGCCGTCCACCAACGGCGCTTTTTCATATGGCGCTGCTGACGGGTCGCGGACTACAGCACCCACCGCTAACGTGGCATTTGGCGTAACTCTTACTGACGGTAGCCCTACAACGGCGTTTCAATCTGGCGATGTAGCCCTCTGGGCTATGTGTATTCCAACAGATGTTACTACACCCGCGCAGTTTACGGCTTTTACTATGGCCGCTACAGGGGCGACGTTTGCCGCTGGGGTAGAGCTACGAGAGCCTGACAGCGCCACTGGTAACGACATTGGCGGCTACCTTGCCTATGCCAACTGTACAGCAGGGTCTAGTTCGACGGCCCCCACGGCTACCGTTACTGCATCCGGCACGGTTACTAACGTGCGTGGTCCCATTGTTGCGCTTCGCATCCGTGAAATTGCTGGCGCTGCGCAAAACCTGACACCAAGCCTATTTACAAATACTAATGAGTTTTTCAGTGCTACCGTTTCTCAAGTTGCCCCAGTTCAAGATTTAACTGCGGCGCTGTACACTAACACAATTAGCTTCTTTTCCGCTACGGTAAGTGGGCTAAACACAGTTGTCCCCGCACTCTACGACAACATCACTGTTTTCTATACCCCA